TGTGATCTAAACGCGGGGACTTACAACTTTAGCTGTGAGCATTGCCGCACGAGATTTGTAAAGTCCTTTTCCTGTAAAGTAATGCGNAAGAACTATGTAGAGTGGATAGNTAAATATGGTGTCATTGGTGATTGGAAAACGGAGCCAAACTGCGGGTGCAAGAGTANCTGCGAGATGGAACGAAACAAANNTGAGATATTGCACAAACTGTCAANTAGAGAGAGCAACAGAAGGCGGTAANTGGATNGTGTTTAACTCTGGNAANAACAGAAGGTGGAAGTGCGGGGGGTGTGTAGTTCGGCAAGAGGAATCCGCATTAGAGAAAATGTTAAAGATAGCCAATGAACAGTAAGAACTTAACCCACCTTGAACGCGAATACTTAGGCCACATAAAGTCTATGGCTTGCGGAGTATGTGGCACATCTGGGCCTAGTGACGCACATCACATAAAACAAGGTTTACACTACACCTGCATACCACTCTGTAAAGATTGCCACCAAGGGTCACACAACGGTATCCACGGAAGGCGGGCCATTTGGAATGTGCTAAAGAAAGATGAGCTATCTGTGCTGAACGAGACAATTAAAGAACTCTTTAATGGCAAGTAGTCCTACTCAACTATCCCTTAAAAGACTTCGGGATGAGGGTTGGCTTGCCGAGGTTGTAGAGCGTTGGGTTCCGGGCGCTAACATCCGCAAAGATTTGTGGGGCTGGACAGACATTGTGGCCCTAAAGGATGGGGAAACTCTTGCGGTGCAAACTACTTCATACTCAAATATGTCCGCAAGGGTAAACAAGATAACCGAATCAGATACGGTTGCCGAGGTAAGGAAAGCAGGCTGGTCTATACACATCCACGGGTGGAAAAAACTAAACAATAGATGGGTCTGCACCATAAAAGATATAAGCTAGTGTGGTATATTTAATACACCTTAAACTTTAGGAGGTGTCATGACAATAACAAAGCAGATCTTGGACTACCTAACCCAAAACCCTAAGCAAACCGCAACCCAAGTCAGGGATGCGCTAAACATCAAAAACGGCACAGCTAAGATTACCCTTGGTCTCATGGCTAAAAAAGGTCGCCTGATTCGAGAAATGGTTCCTGTAGGAAACTATGTGCGCGGCCCTCGTAATGTAGCTGTTTACTCATGTCCGTCACAGTAGCAACAGCCAACTGGAACGGTTTTTGGGGCAAGTACGGGGATAGATGGACAGAGTGTGTTCGAGCTATGTCCCCTGCCCCAGATCGCGTCATAGTGGCTTCTGACGAGCCTATACAAACTGATTTTGATGTGGTCATCTGCGGGAAAAAAAGGCCCGGCCCAATGAGAAACGCGGCTTTAGAAGCGGCTAATACAAATTGGTTTGTGTTTGCGGACTTAGACGACATCCCACTACCAAACTATATAGACGGCCTTGCGGACAAGTTTGACATCCACGCTTTTTCGTATATGTACGGAGATCGTACATACGGGTTTACCCCTAGTATGTGGGAAAGTGCGTTTAATCCCAACATAGGAAACCCTGTAGCGTCTTGTTCGGCTTACAAGACTGAGCTTGCTAAGAAAGTAAAGTACAGGGACATAGGCTGGGAGGACTGGGCTTTTTGGTTAGATATGAAAAAGGCCGGGGCTACAGTCCACTACGATCCAATTCCAAGGTATCAGTACATAAGACCTCCTAACAGCCTTAGTCAGCAGGATGTGGCTAGGAAAGAAAAAGAAATTTTGCGGATGAAAACAGAGGGTGTCTGGTGATTCCTAAAAAATTACATTTTGTCTGGGTTGGGGACGAATCTAAGTGTCCGCATAACTGTATAGATTCTTGGAAAAAATTAAACCCGGATTACGAGGTCAAGATCTGGGGAAACAAGGAACTAGAAAAAGGCTGGCATAACGCGCCTCACATGGCTCAGATGTGGAAGCGAGAGTTAAACGGGGTTGCGGACATCATGCGGTACGAGATTCTTTACTCTGAGGGTGGGATTACCTTGGATGCGGATTCTGTCTGCGTCAGACCTTTGGAGGACTGGTTACTTGAGCCTAAAGAGTTTGCCTGCTGGGAAAACGAACACGCCAGACCCGGACTTATCGCTGCTGGCTACCTTGGCTCGGTTCCTCAGTCCCCTTTTTTTGGGCAGATTGTGAACGATATACATAACGAACCCACGGTTGTAGACAAGATGGCGTGGGAGACGGTTGGGCCTATGCGGGTTACAAATACTTGGAAGAAGTACAACTACCCCATTACGATCTACCCTAGCCATTACTTTATCCCGCAACACTTTGCTGCACCGCCGTATACAGGATCAGGTCAAGTCTTTGCGGAACAACTCTGGGGATCTACTAAAAACGCTTACGATGAGATTAAAAGCCTATAATTGACATACAACAATATGTAGACAAATCACCGCTTTACGGTAAAAATACACTTATGTTGTTTACAAAGGACTAAAAATGGCTGGTCAATCAAACGCAATGGGCAACTTCCCGTCACAAGTTCCGCAGCAGACTACTAATATGTTGACGAACCGTTTTACGGGTTTTAACCCCGGTCAGTTTTCAGGACAGATGCCGCAGTTCTCGCAGATGGGCCAAATGCCACAGTTTTCGCAGATGCCGCAGATGCCACAGATGAACCAAATGACTCCTGCGGTTATGCCTCCGGCCCCTCTTGCGATGCCGGGACAAACACCCATGCCCAACCAAATGGCATTCCAGAACGCTAATCCAATGGCTCAGTTAGACACGCGGTTTCCGATGAACCAAATGCCTAACCAAATGCCTAACATGGGCGGCATGCCTAACCAGATGGCTTTCCAAAACGCCAACCCTGCGGCTAATCTTGCGGCCCGTTTCAATCCGCCAGAGGCTTCTATTATGCCAATCAGAGGAAACCCAAATGCCCGCCCTTTCTAAGGCCCAAAACCGTTTTATGCAGGCTGCGGCCTCAAGCCCTAAGATGGCTAAGGAACTAGGCATTCCCCAAAAGGTAGCCAAGAAGTACACAAAAGAGACAAATTCTCTTAAGGGTTTACCCGAAAAGGTTAAGAAAAAATGAAGGAAGTCTACGAAAAGCCAAGACCAAAAGGATTAGGAAAGCCTAAAACCTTGTCCGCAAACCAAAAGGCTGCGGCTAAACGGTTTGCTAAGTCTACTGGGACAAAGTACCCATCTTTGGTTGCGAATATGCGTGGGGCGCAGGCTAAGAAGTGAACGGGGAGCTTTACAACCAAATGATGTTCGGAACATTGCCGCCGGACACTCAGAACTTTGGTGCGGTCTTGCAGGGGATAAAGAGAACCCTTGCGGATCAGGCTCGTTCTACAGGCCAGTCAATCATAGACAGCGGCAAAAGAGCAGAGCAGCTACAGTCTCAGGCGTTCCCGAACAGACCAACACAGCTACAGAACCCAGAAGCCCTTGCCCAGCTAACAGATATGATTATGAACGGGCCTATGGGCTTGGCTCAGATGGGCATTACGGCTTACCACGGCTCTCCGTATTTGTTTAGGATGCTTGACCCCTCTAAAAGAGGGACAGGAGAGGGCGCTCAGGCTTACGGTTCTGGGGCTGGGTATACGGCAGAAGCAAGGCCAGTAGCTGAAGAATATGCTCGCGACATTTCCCGCAATAAACTTATACAAGAAAGCAGAAAACAGGGACAAAGTGCGGCTTATGCAACAGAGATGTCGCAATTGCAACAAATGGTTGGCGATATGCCAATTCAGGACTACTACACAAAACTTGAATTGCAAGCAAACCGACTTCCAGCTAAACAGTCTGAAGATGCTTACGCAAAATTAGACATTGTTGAGAGGCTTGGTCTTGGCTCAAACATTCCAGACATTCGTGAATACGCAAGCAACTATTCAAAAGCAGTTCAAAACTGGGTGGAAAAAGAGCTTGTGCCTAAATACAAACCTGCGGGCTATCTTTATAAAGGCGATATTCCAGATGAACTTTTGCCAAGTTTTTTAGATTGGGACAAGTTACTTAAAGACCAGTCAAAAGAAGTTCAGTCGTTAGCGAAACAGTATGGTCTTGAACTAGATGATCTTGGCGGCGACCTTGTTTCTAAATTAGGAAAAACGCCAGAAGGTTCGGCTATTATGGAAGGCGCAGGCATAAAAGGTATAAAATACTTTGACGCTAACAGTCGTAATGCAAAGTATGGCTCTCAAAACTTTATACCTTTTCGTGCGGAAGACTTTAAAATTCAAGAGATAAACGATATTCCAATAGAGCAATGGTATGCAAAAGGTTTATTAGAGAGACCAATGTCTGCCAAAGATCAGGCTAAAGCTGCATGGGAAGCAAATCCAGAAAACAGAGAATTGTATGAAGCCTATAGGAAACTTCGCCTCGGCGAATAATGTTGTAAAATAACAACACTTACCGAACAACCATAAGGATTCGGACATGGAAGAACATAAACTAGGCGAAAATACGCAAAACAGAGGCAACGCGGGCAAGGGAAGGCCCGCAGGAAGCGTTAACAAGTCCACAGCGGCTGTCAGAGAGGCTATCGCTAAGATGGCTGAGGACAACGCCGAGAACTTCGCCACATGGCTTACAGCCGTTGCTGCGGACAACCCAGACAAGGCTTGCGATATTTACTTAAAGGCGATTGAGTACCATATTCCCAAACTTGCGCGGACTGAGGTTGCGGGCGATGCTAACCAGCCAATTCACCATGTATTCGGATGGATGAAGTAACCCAAGAAGTAATCATTCCCTACAAACCTAGGGAGCAGCAGTTACAGATTCACGACCTGATGGACAATAACCGCTTTGTAGTTGCGGTATGCCACAGAAGATTTGGGAAGTCTGTAATGGCTATTAACCATCTTATTCGTGCGGCCCTCATGTGTGAGAAGCCAAACCCAAGATACGCCTACATCGCCCCAACTTATACACAGAGCAAAAGAATCGCTTTTGACTACCTAAGAGAATACACGCGGGTTCTCAATCCAGAGGTGAACATCTCAGAACTCAGGGTGGACTTTTACGGAAGGCGCATAAGTCTTTACGGTGCGGACAACCCAGATTCCCTCCGAGGTATTTACTTAGACGGGGTGGTGCTAGACGAGGTGGGCGACATGAACCCTAAAGTCTGGAACGAGGTGCTAAGACCTGCTTTGGCTGACCGACAGGGTTGGGCTTTGTTTATTGGAACACCTAAAGGCGCGAATCACTTTAAGGACTTCAAAGATCGTGCGGCAACCGAGCCTAATTGGGCCGCAGTAGACTTTAAGGCTTCAGAGACAGGCTTACTTCCAATAGAGGAACTAGACGCAGCCCGTAAAGAGATGGGCGAAGATAAGTATATGCAAGAGTTTGAGTGTTCATTTTTTGCTGCTGTCGAGGGTTCTTACTACGGCCCGATCATAAACGGTCTACCAATCGAGCGATTCACAGAGTTTGCGCGGGATGACTTGCTTAAGACTTACACAGCTTGGGACTTAGGAGTTGGAGATTCAACCGCAATCTGGGTAGCTCAGGTCATGGGCAAAGAGGTAAGGTTAATAGACTACTTTGAGAACCACGGTGTAGGGCTAGACAACTATGTGCGGTGGATCAAGGACAACAACTACGAGAAGGCTGAACATATCCTTCCTCACGACGTAGAGGTAAGAGAGCTAGGAACAGGCCGCTCTCGTAAAGAAGTGTTGCAAGAACTAGGGCTAAGTATTACAGTATGTCCTAGATTGGGGGTTGACGATGGCATACAATCTGTGCGAAGAATCTTGCCGGACTGCTGGTTTCACCCCAAAGTAAAGCAAGGACTAGACTGCCTTAGAAACTACAGACGAGAGCATGACGAAAAGCGCAATGTTTATTACGACAAACCACTTCACGACTGGTCATCTCACGGCGCAGATGCGTTCCGATACCTTGCGGTCGGTATGAGTACAACTTCTACTTGGTCTAAGCCTCTCCCCCAAAATATAAAGTGGATCGTATAACATGAAAATGCCTGACGAAACCCTAAAGGGGATAATCGAGAATGAGATTGATTCTTCGCTCGGCTATGTTCAGACCGAGACGACAGAATCCCGCAGGAAGGCTCTAGAGTTCTACCAAAGAGACCCTTATGGCAACGAGGTAGAGGGGCGGTCACAAATTGTTACCGGCGAGGTTGCAGAGGCGATAGACGGTGCTTTACCTCAACTACTTAGAATCTTTACACAGTCTGATGAAATCGTGCGGTTCGAGCCTAAAGGCCCCGGCGATGAAGAAAAGGCTAAACAGGCTACGGAATACTGTAACTGGGTGCTGAACAACGATAACCAAGGCGTTATCATTTTTCATAATTGGTTTAAAGACGCTCTTTTACAAAAGAACGGCATTGTTAAGGTTTGGTGGGAAGACCAGACGGATGTAACCAAAGAGAAGTATTACAACCTTTCCGAAGAAGAACTTGCGATGCTTCTGTCTGACGGACAGATGGAGGTCGTAGAGCAAGAGCAGACGCAGATCGGTGAGGTTCCCATCCCGCCAGATCCTATGCTGATGCAGCAGGCGATGGCGATGGGTATGCCGCCGTCCCCGCCTCAGATGCAGCCGATCTTTTCTTACGATGTAAAGGTTAAGAAGATCGACAAAAAGGGTTGCGTAAAGATTGCCAATGTGCCGCCTGAAGAATTCTTGGTAAGCAAAAGAACAACCGTCTTGGCTGAGACACCTTTTGTAGCCCACCGTAGGCTTGTAACCCGTTCAGAGTTGGTTGCAATGGGGTTCGATAAGGACTTGGTAGATACGCTTACAGTCTATGACGACCTGACTTACACGCCTGAGAGGGTTGCACGGTTTTCTCGTGGTGAGCAGCCTGACGACGTGTCTCTGGACAAGTCCATGCAGGAGGTAGAGACCTTTGAGTGCTACATTAGGACAGACGTAGACGGCGATGGCATTGCCGAACTCCGCAAGGTTTTCTATGCGGGTTCAGAAATCCTAGAGAACGAGGAGTGTGACTACATTCCGTTCTGCTCTATCACACCTATCCCAATGCCGCACAAGTTCTTTGGGCAGTCACTTGCGGACAGGGCGATGGATCTTCAGCTTATCAAGTCCACGATTACCCGCCAGATCCTAGACAACCTTTACTTATCTAACAACGCACGAGTAACGGCTGTAGAGGGTCAGGTCAACCTAGACGATTTGCTGTCTGTGGCTCCGAACTCAGTCGTGCGGGTCAAGAATCCTAATGCGGTCAATCCTCTTACAGTCCCGATGGTTGCGGCTCAAGCCTTTCCTATGCTCGACTATATGGATCGGGTACAGGAGAAGCGTACGGGCGTTACAGGGACTTCTCAGGGCTTAGATCCCAATGTCTTACAGAACACCACAGCGACTGCCGTGGCAATGATGCAGAACGCTGGTGCGGCTAAGGTTGAGCTTATCGCCCGTGTATTTGCAGAGACGGGCGTAAAAGACCTGTTTAAGTGCATCCTTCATTTAGTCTGCAAGTATCAGGACAAGGAAAGAATCATCCGCCTGCGGGGTAAATTCGTTGCTATCGATCCTCGAGAGTGGTCTAACGAGTACGACTTATCCACAAACGTGGGTCTGGGTACAGGAAACCGTGAGCAGCAGTTGTCTATGGTTGCGATGATTCTTGAGAAGCAAGAGGCAATCCTTCAGCAGTACGGCCCGGGCAATCCTCTGGTTTCCGTGGGTCAGTACAGGTCAACCCTTGGGCGGTTTATCGAGGCTGCGGGCTACAAGGATTCCTCGGAATTCTTCAAAGAGGTTACGCCTGAGATTGATGCTCAGTTGGCCCAACCTAAACCACCAGAGCCAAGCCCAGATATGCAGATGATTCTTCAGCAGAGCCAACTCCAGCTAGAGACGCAGAGACAGAAGGCTATGGCTGATATTGAGCTTGCTAGAGAAAAGGCTGCGGCAGATATACAATTAGCACGAGAGAAGGCTGCGGCTGAGATTCAGTTAGACAGGGAAAAGGCTCAGGCCCAGATTAGTCTTAAAGAGCAACAATTCACAGCAGATGCCACCTTAAAGTCAGCCAAGGTGGGTTTAGACGCGATAGACGCGATGAGAGGTTAATCATGGCAGAACCATCAAGAGAACCAATTCAGACATTTGTAGATCCGCAAACAGGGGCTTTATATTATGACCGACCAGCTCCTTTTGGCCCGACCAACTTTGAGCAAATATACGGCCTTAATTTGTCTCAAGGCCCAGAAAGAGTTTATTTAAACAATTTTGGTCAACAAATGCCAAGCCAGATTCAGCCAACAAAAGTGACTGCGCCAGTTGTTTCTCAGTTGTTTGAACCTATGAATATGCAAAACATGGGCGGGCAAACTGCGCCCATGGGAAATGCTGGTGTATCTCAGTTTTTAACTGGGCAAATGGCAATTCCTATGCAGTTTGGCGTAGACCTTCCTGCTTACGAAAGCACACCTTTTGTGCCGGGTGACTTTGCGGCGTTTATGGCAGCACAAGGAAGCGCAAACAAGAATCTTGCGAAGTCAAACGTCTCTATCCCTGTGTTTAATCCAGCAACAGGAACATACACAGCAGTAAAAGCTCCGGGCGTGCCAAAAGGATGAACTCAGAAAGAGCCAAGACTTTATTACAAGACGAGTTCTTTACAGAGCTTGTTGAGAAACAAAAAGCGTTGTATATTAACAACATACTAAACTCTGAGGATGATGCGGTAGATGTGCGGGAACGCACCCTGCTCAAGCTCAGAGGTTTAGAGGAGTTTATAGCGTCACTCGAATCTGTCTCGGTTCAAGACCAAGTAGAGAAGAAACGCTGGAAGATTTTATAAGGAGTCGTAAATGGAAAACAGCAACCCGCAAGGAACTGTTGAGAGTGTAAGTGATGCTGCTGGCGCGTTTTTGAGAATGATGGAACCCGAGGAGCCGCAAGGCCAAGCCGAGGAGGAAATTGCCGAAGTTGAGGATCAAGAACCCGAGCAGATCGAGGAAGCCGAAGAAGAAGTCCAAGAGACCCCGCGTTACCGGGTAAAGACTGGTGATGAGGAAATAGAGGTCGACCTTGATGAGCTTGTCAAAGGCTATTCACGAACATCTGACTACACGAAAAAGACGCAAGCTCTAGCTGAACAACGCAAGGCAGTCGAGGCCGAGCGTTCACGGATAGATGAAGCCGCCAGATTACGAGACCAGTATGCCCAACGGCTGCAAGTGATTGAGCAGATGCTCACACAGCCCGAGGAAGATTTATCTGCCTTAAAAGACCAAGATCCTATTGGGTATGCGGTCAAGATGGCAGAGCGAGTGGAAAAGGAAAGACATCTTGCGGCTGTTCGTGCAGAGCAGCAACAGGTTCAGCACTACCAGCAGGCTGAGTACCAACAACGCTTGCAGTCTGTTTTGTCTTCAGAAGCGGAACGGCTCAAAGCCGCAATCCCGGAATTTGCAGACCAGACAAAGGGCGAATCTGTTAGGAAAGAACTGCGGGACTTTGCGAAGTCTCTAGGGTTCTCAGACCAAGAACTTTCTAATGTGTACGATCATCGTGCCATTGTCACTCTGTATAAGGCAGCGCAGTACGACAAACTGACGAAGGGAAAGGTTCAGACCACTAAAAAGGTCTCTGAAGCACCTCGAATGCTCAAACCCGGAACTACTCAGCCTCGTAATGCAAAAGACGAGCAGTTAGGCAAGCTACGGAAACAACTTTCCAATAGTGGAAAGAAAACTGATGCGGCTAAACTTTTTGAACAATTTTTGTAAAGGAAACTAATCATGGCTGTACCTTCAAATACATTCCAAGCCCATACCGCTATCGGTATGCGTGAGGACTTGAGCGACATGATCTATGACATCTCGCCCAAAGACACACCCATTATGTCGTCTATCGGCAAGTCCAAGGCGACTGCTGTAAACCACGAGTGGCAAACCGATTCTCTGGCTGCGGCTACCACGGCTAACGCACAGGTTGAGGGTGATGACGCTACTGCTGCGGTCATTGCTCCTACCATCCGTTTGGGCAACCGTACTCAGATCGTTGCTAAGACGATTCAGGTATCTGGAACTCTGGAAGCTGTAGACAAAGCTGGTCGTAAGTCTGAGAAGGCTTACCAGTTGGCTAAGGCTTCTGCGGAACTCAAGCGTGACATCGAGACCATCATCACGGCTAACCAAGGCCAGAGTGCTGGTTCGGCAAGCACGGCCCGCACGATGGGTTCGTTGCTGTCGTGGATCAAGACCAACACCAACAAGTCGTCTGGTACGACTGCGGGCGTTGATCCTGTAACCATCGGTGTATCTACTCGCGTAGACGGCACGACCCGCGCATTTACCGAGACCATCCTTAAGGATGTCGTTCAGAAGGTTTATTCTTCTGGCGGCACACCTGCGGCTCTGTTTGTCGGCCCTGCGCTCAAGCAAGTCGTTTCTACCTTTGGTGGTATTGCCGAGACCCGTTATGCCGTTAAGGGTGACGCTCCTACAACTATCATTGGTGCGGCAGATGTCTATGTCTCAGACTTTGGCAACATCAGCATTGTCCCGAACCGCTTTATGCGTTCGCGTGATGCTCTGGTGCTTGATCCTGAGTACGCGGCTCTGGCTTACCTGCGACCCTTCCAGACGAACGATCTGGCTAAGACCGGCGACTCTGAGAAAACTCAGATCCTTGCCGAGCTTACGCTTGAGGTTCGGAACGAGGCAGCTCATGGCGGAGCCTACGATCTCGCTGCATAAAGAGTAAAATACGGGGGAGCAATCCCCCGTATTCTTTTGGAGAGTAGATGAAAAGAGTATTTTCGGTTGATCCGCTTACCAAAACAGCGGACATCGCCACAGACGATGGCGAGGGCGGTCTGATAATTACAACTACTCAAGACTGTACAGACATAGTAGAGAACAACAAAGCCCAGTACGCACAGACAGACGAAAAGACCCGGTACGGTGATTGGGCAAAGGTAGCAAGCATCCCTCTTTCAGTCTTTCAGGAATTAAACAAGCTAGGAATTTGTAAAGGATTTGCGGTTACGGATCAGAAGAAATTTAAGGCTTGGCTAAACGACCCGCAAAATAGATCGTTTAGAACTAGACCGGGAAGGGTGTGATGGGCAAGATTGCGGACAAGATTCAAAAGAAAGGTTTAAAGGTTGCAATCTGTATCCCTTGTAGAGACACTATGGTGGCTTCTACGGCCTTTGACCTTGCGAAGATGGCTGCGTATGACGCAAAGCACAGAAACGGCTCCTTGGCCTTCTATACGGTTTCTACGACCCTTATATTTGACGGTAGAGAGAGACTGGCTGAGGCGGCTTTAAAAGACGGTGCGGATGTGATTCTTTGGATAGATTCGGACATGAGGTTTCCAAAGGACACGATCGACATTATGTTGAGCAGAAATGTGGATGTTTTGGGTGTAAATGCGGTAACAAGACAGAAACCGGCATTGCCAACTGCCAAGAATTTTGTAATGATTGCGGAAGATACGGGATTGTGGAAAAAGGTAGATTCTCGCAACAAAGTTGGGCTAGAAAAGGTAACTGCGGTAGGGTGTGGAGTACAGATGACCCGCAGGGAAGTATTCGAGAAGACGCCTAAGCCGTGGTTTGAGTTTGTAAAGGTTAAGGGAAACCAATGGGTGGGCGAAGATGTCCACTTTTGTATAAAGGCTCACGATGCGGGCTTTTCTACCTTTGTAGACCACGACTTAACTAAGCATATTGGACACGTTGGACAGTACGATTACAGATGGGAAGATGTGGAAGTGATTCCAGAGGAATAAATGGCTCTAGCAAACTACTCAGACTTAAAGACCACGATAGCCAACTATCTGGGTCGGTCTGACCTAACCAGTCAGATCCCAGACTTTATCTCTCTTGCCGAGGTAAGGCTGTCTCGTGCGCTCCGTATCCGTGAGATGCTAAAGACCGTTAATGCCACGATGACCGCAGGCGATTCTACTGTCGGACTTCCTTCAGACTTTTTAGAGATGCGGGACTTGTTTGTAGAAGGAAACCCTCGCATGCCTGTGTCCTATCTGACCCCGTCTAGCTTTACCAGAGATGTGAACTCTAATTACTCTGGAAAGCCTATTTACTACACCATGCGGGGCGTTGAGTTTGAGTTTGGCCCAGTCCCAGACGCTCCGTATGAGCTTCAGATGGTTTATTACGCTAAACCAGACGCGCTTAGTAATACAAACCCGTCTAATGTGTTTATGGCTAAGTGTCCAGATGCGCTGCTTTACGGAGCTTTAGTTGAGGCAGAGCCTTATCTTATGAACGATGCGCGGGCTGAGGTTTGGGCAACCTTGTACAAGAACGCAGTAGAAGACCTGACAGTCTCAGACGATAAAGCTGAGTTTGCGGGTGTCCCCTTATTTATGAAACTTTCCTAGAGGCAATCATGGCAGAATTTTCAAATTATCTCGAGAATAAGCTGTTAGACCACGTTCTAAACAACGTGTCTTACACATCCCCAACCACGACATTTGTGGCTCTATTTACAGACAACCCCGGTGAGGGCGGTACTGGAACGGAAGTCTCTGGCGGCTCTTATGCTCGTCAGGTCTTGTCCGTAGGTGCGGCTTCTAGCGGTGTGTGTACAAGTGATGCGGATGTAACCTTCCCACAATGTACAGCTACATGGGGAACGGTTACGCACATCGGTATCTATGATGCGCTAACTACTGGCAACCTCCTGATGTATACACCTCTGACGACCTCCAAGACGATCGATGTGGATGATATTTTAAAAATTAGCAGCGGAAATTTAACTGTCCAATTGGATTGACAGCATGGCTACGATTGTTACCCGCGCAGGAAAAGGGTCTCCGCTTACTCATGCAGAGGTTGATGCCAACTTTACAAATCTAAATGATGACAAGTTGGAGGTTTCTTCTAATTTATCTGACTTAGATTCTGCAGCTGAGGCAAGAGAAAACCTGCTTCCTTCCTATACAGGAAACGAAGGTAAAGTTCTTGCGGTAAACACGGGCGAAACCGATGTTGAGTGGATTCCTGCTGGTGGAGGGGCATCTTACCCTGACCAGACTGGTAACGATGGGAAGTTTTTACAGACAGACGGAACAGATGTCTCTTGGCAAGCCGTAGATGCATTGCCATCACAAACTGGTAAAAAAGATTACATTTTGTCTACTGACGGAACAAATCCTGTGTGGGTGCAAGATTTTTCCAAACTTAATTTAATGGGTCTATAACATGGCTAAATCTACTGCTCTTAACTTTACGCAAACACTTAAGCTATCTGCTGCGGTTATTACACCAACAGAAACCACAACGGCTCAAACCGTGTTTACTGCTGGCTCAGACGATGCGGTAGTAAAAGCGATCAATGTAGCAAGTACGGATACCGCCGCACGAGTTTTAAGCCTGTTTGTAAATAACGGCTCCAGCGATATTCTGATCGGGCGAGTTAACATACCTGCCAACTCAGGCAACAACGGAACTGCGGCTACGGTGGATTTGCTTGGGGGAACTCTTATGCCAAGTTTGCCGTACGATTCTCAGGGAAAGCGCGTGCTTCCTCTACCCGCAGGTTATATCCTCAAAGCAGGAACTACAACTACCGTTACTAGCGCACAATCTATTACAGTAACCGCTATTGCGGAAGATTATTAAATGCCTGAGAAGTTAAGCCAAGGGCCGCGTATTGGATACGATGCCTCTAAGGTAGGTGCGGGCTTATCCCGTGGCCCGTTCAAAGGTAAAACACTTCCTGCGGCCCCGTGGTCTGGCACATGGCCTGCGCCCGGAGCAACGCTAGACCTAGACTTCGCAAATGACCGTGGATATGTCAGAGGCGTAGGGCAAGGCAGGTCTATGGATGCGGTTACATTTACTAGGGCTTCACTAGGCCGCTATGTAGATCAAGATGGCATTTTGCAAGAAGCTGCTAATAACCAGCCACGGTTTGATTGGGCGAGTACGGCGCAGACTACGCCTACTGCTGGGGCTTATGTGCAGACTACTACGCCTGCAAACTCTTTTAACCTGTTTCAATATTCTGAAGAATTTAACAACGCTGCTTGGACAAAAGTTAACGCAACTATATCACAAGATACTGTTGGTACTGCTGATCCAAACGGAGGAAACACTGCAGATAAATTAATTGAGGCTTCTGATACTTTTCAAGTTCATTTTTTACAATCAACAATTAACACTTTTAGAAGTAGTGAGCAACTCACAATAAGTTGTTATATTAAAGCAGCAGAAAGAACTTGGTGTGCATTAGGAACAGGTGATGGTGTAGCATTTCCCGGAACTGGCGAAGAACGAACTGCATATTTTGATTTGACAAACGGCGTTGTTGGAACTAAAGGCGCAAACATTGATTCTAGCGGAATGGAAAATGTTGGAAATGGCTGGTATCGCTGCTGGATAAAAGACACAACAACCGCTAGTCCCGGCACAAACGGAGTTGCTTATATTCAAACAGCGTCATCTAACGGTGTTCGTCAATATAACGGAAACGGCACAAGCGGAATATACATCTGGGGCGCACAACTAGAGCGTGTTGCCGCTACAACCCCCCTCACCGCCAACCCCACATCCAACGGTCTGCTGATAGAAGAATCCCGCACTAACCGTATTCTGTGGAATAGGGATGCTACGCAGGCACAATGGGTTAAGACTGATGTCACCGCAGCCAAAGACCAAACAGGCATAGACGGTGTTGCTTCTGCGGCATCATCTCTAACCGCCACTGCGGATAATGGCACTTGTATCCAAACGATTACACTTGCATCAGGCTCCCGCACCGGCTCTGTATACCTCAAGCGCATCACAGGCACAGGAACAGTACAGGTAAGTCTAGATGGCTCTACATGGTCTACTGTGGATTTATCTGATACAGAGTGGCGCAGGATAGTTCTATCTGGAACGGTAACTAATCCTACGGTAGGGATAAAGATTGCTACTAATGGCGATGCGGTGGCGATGGATTACGCACAGGTGGAAGATGGTGCGTTTGCTACTACGCCTATTCTTACTACGACTGCTACGGTGACGAGGGCGGTGGATGCTGTAAGTGTTTCTACATATACAAATAAATACTGGATGAATCAAGAGCAAGGTTCAATATTTACTGAATTTACTTTTGGAGTTGTTCCTGATACAAATTCATCGCTAATAGCATTTTCAATAGATAATGGCTCAAATAATTGGTTTAGGATATCAAGAGAAGACGGTGGTGGAAGTTATAATAGATTAAATGTTGCATATAGAACAACAATTGCGGGGTCAATAAATCAAAGTATTGCCGGAACTTTAGGCAGTATAGATTTAGCTGTTGGCAACGTGCCAGTAAAAATTGCAATAAATATGCAGCCAAACAATTACTTATTTTATCAATCTAATGAAATTGGAAGCCTACTTACTAGTTTAAAAACTCCTAACACAGTGCTTACAAAAGAAACAGCAACACTTTCTTTTTCGGCGAGTCTTAATGGATGGTATAAAAGATTTGTTTATTTTCCAAAAACATTAACTGAAAATGCGTTGCAGGAGCTAACACGGTGAAAGATTACTACCTACGCTTTCCAGACCAAGCCACTATGCTAGAAGCCTTGCGCCCACTTGGTATGACTTACATTGCCCAAGAGCCAAAGCTAGATGAGCATGGCAACTATGTTTACATTACTAAAAACTTTCAAGAGGCAGAAGTTATTTATGACGAAGAAGGCGGCGAACCTGTTGGCAGAGAACCTTTGTTTGACGACCAAGGAAACCCAGTAATGGGTGAGTGGCAAGAAAAAGTTTATGAAGATGTTGAAAAGGTTAGCCAAGGCGGTCACCAGTATGCAGCCCACGAAGTTGGGGAGCTACCTGACACAACCGGCTGGCATCTAAACCTGCGTGTGGTTGATCCTGAGTTTGATGTAAGCAGCCTAGAGCAGTATGCTGTAAGCCCTAGAAACCCAAGGTGCGTTTGGGCATGAGCTTTCCTAACTATGTAGATTTTGACTACTGGGCGTACCAATACGCAGAGGGTGATGTGCGGTCTATACAAGACGCGCAAGGGACTATCTTTGCCAACGGAGACTTGTCCGCAGCTTTAACCCTAATTACTCCTTTTCAGGCTCAGGCGTTTATCACCGCAAATGGAACTGTAACCGCAATTCCTCGGTTTATTACTCCGTTTAACGCACAGGCTAACATTACCGCGTTTGGAAACCTTACTTCAGGGCTAGGCGTTACAAGGTTTGGCGATGCTCAGATTACATCCTCGGGAACCTTAACAACCTTAATCTCAAACTTTAGACCCGGAGAGGCTTTAATAGTTTCCTCTGGTGATATGTCTGGGGATGCAATAAGGCTGCGGGTCATGTACGGAAGTGTGACATCTACCGGGACAATGACTGGGACTGCCAAAGCTACTTACGCAGGACTTGGAACTGTTTCTGGGGTTGGCAATGTAAATAGTGCGGCAAATTTTACCGCTAGCGCTAAAGGCGAAATAATTGCGTATGGCGAACTAATTGCACCTCTCTATAAATTAGGGGAGGAATGGTCTACAATTCCTGACGAACCTAATGTTTGGACTAGCGTTTTAGGCGGGTTTAAAAACAATACAGGCGGATATTCGTTTGGGTCTTTTTCAAGCGGGCCATTTAATGCTTTAAGTGGAGATTCAGACGCGACAACTATTGTTTTAGACGAATGGATACCCGCAAACAATACCACCTCCGTGTGGAGGCGAATTTCATAGCAAGGAAAAATTATGGCACTTGTCGTTAAAGATCGTGTAAGGGAGACAACAAGTTCGTCTGGAACTGGTGCAATTACTTTGCTTGGCGCAGTAAGTGGATTTCAATCATTTTCTGTAATTGGAAACTCAAATACAACTTATTATGCAATTGTTGATAATTTAAACAATACATGGGAAGTTGGTATTGGTACATATTTATCTTCTGGCCCATCTTTAAGCAGGGATACGGTTTTAGAATCTAGCAATTCTGGAAGTTTGGTTAGTTTTGGTTCTGGGTCAAAAGATGTGTTTTGTACATATCCTGCGGAACGATCTGTTTATTTTGATGCTGCAAACTCAGCAATAACAATCCCGTCTTTAAGTTCTACAACTGTAGATGCCACAACAGTAAATGCTACAACCGCAGATTTAACTAACTTAGAAGTCAGTAACTTAAAAGCTAAAGACGGAACTTCTGCTGGAAGTATTGCCAACTCTACGGGCGTGGTAACTTTAAGCTCTGTTATTTTGACAACCGCCGATATTTCTGGCGGGTCGCTTAACAATGCAACTGTTGGCGCTACCACACCTTCTACAGGGTCGTTTACCACGTTAACAGCAACTACTGGAAACATTACAACAGTAAACGCGACTCTTTTAGATTCAACCAATTTAGAAGTTACAAATTTAAAAGCCAAAGATGGAACATCGGCTGGTTCTATTGCAAATAGCACAGGTGTAGTAACGCTTGCTTCATCTGTTTTAAGTACCACAGACATAAATGGTGGAACTATAGACGGCGTAACAATTGGCGGGGCTTCTGCTGGGGCGGGAACATTTACCACAATGACCGTAAACACGGTTATAAGCAGCGGTGCTATTAGTGACGGCACAGGTAATGTAAGGCGCATTGTTCAAAACTCAAAAACCGGCGCTTACACACTTACTGCTTCAGACGCTGGAAAACATATATCGATTACAACTGGCGGAATTACTGTTAATGCGTCAATTTTCTCGGCTGGTGACGCTGTAAGTATTTACAACGATTCTGGGTCTGGTCAAACCATTACCCAAGGGAGCAATGTAACGCTTCGTCTTGCGGGAACGGCGACAACAGGAAACAGAACTCTTGCTCAGTACGGTATTGCAACACTTTTGTGTGTTACTGGCGGTGCTAACCCGGTATTTGCTTGCTCTGGGGCCGGCTTGACATGACGATCCAGCAAATGCTTTTATCTGGTGGAGGGTTTGTTCCGCAGACGACGGTGTATACGACTTCTGGCGATGGCTCTGTTACGGCCCCTGCTGGTGCAATGTCGGTTACGGTAGAGGCAATAGGTGGCGGAGGAACGGGTTTTGGTAATAACACTCCGGGAAATAGAGCTTCTGGAGGTGGCGGGCAATATGCAATATCAAACGCAAACATTTCTGTAAGCGGTGGCTCAACCATTGTTTACTATAGTGTAGGGGCTGCGGAAAACGATAGTTGGGCAAATGTTGGTGTTAATTCTGCTCCGAGTTTGTCGTCTGCAGGTTGTTTGGCAAAGGCTGGTGGTAATGCTTCTTCTGGAACGGCTGGTTCTGGCTCTGTTGCGGGGTCGGTTGGTGCGACTACTAGAAACGGCGGTAACGGAGCTACGGGAAACAACTCTGCTGGCGGTGGCGGTGCTGGAGCGTCAACTGCGGGATCTGGGTCAACTGCTGGAACCGACACAACCGGGTTAAGTCCGTTAAATTTAATGGGCGGAGGAACTGGAGGTGCTTACAATACAGGATCTGGAACAGCGCCCGGCGGTGGTGGTGGCGGATCTTCAACAACTGGCAATAATTTATCTGGCGCTATTGGAAGAGTTCGCATAACTTTTTACTAAAGGTAACAAATGAACTCACGATTTACATTTAGCGAATATCTTCCTGACCAACCGGGGGTTACAGGAGCCTTAACCAAGGCTGAGAATGTCATCTCTAAGGCTGTTGGATACGGCCCTTTCCCTACGCCTGAAAACTACTCTGATGACGCTTCTGAGAACCTTTCTAGTTTATTTGCGGCTAAAGGCGCTTCCTCTCAGGTTTTCTTGTTTGCGGGTTCTCAGGATGAACTTTTTCTTTTAGACGGAATTAACCTAGATAATGTATCCCGCCCTGCGGGGTATACGGGCGATCCAGAAGGTAAATGGCGGTTTGTTCAGTTTGGTTTAGATGTCATAGCCGCAAGCGGGAATAGCGAATTACAGTCCTTTGTGATGGGGACATCCACAACCTTTTCAGACATTACAGGTTCACCAGAGGCTCGATATGTAACCGTCGTGCGGGACTTTGTAGTCACAGGTTATCAAGATTCCAACCCGTTTAGGGTGCAATGGTCAGGCATCAATAACGCAAACACTTGGACATTTAACCAAGTAACACAGTCAGACTTTCAAGACATCCCAGATGCGGGGGTAATCCAAGGGATTACAGGAGGTGAGTACGGGCTTGTCTTCTTAGAAAAGTCTATCTATCGAATGTCGTACGTTGGAACCCCAATTATTTTCCAGTTTGATGAGATTATTCGTGGTCTAGGATGTATCGAGCCTAACTCTATCGTTCAGTACCAAGGGCAGACATTCTTTTTGTCTGATGATGGGTTTTACTCTTGCGATGGGCAGACTGTAAAACCTATCGGCGCGGAAAAGGTAGACAGATTCTTCTTGGACAACTTTGACTTGTCCTTTGGATACAAGATGTCCGCAACGGTAGACCCAGTTAGGAATATCGTTATCTGGGCTTATCCTTCTTCTCAGGCTGAAGGCAAAGTAGATAGTCTAATCATCTACAACTTCAACACAGGAAAGTGGACTACAGGAACTACAGATGTAGACTTTGTGGGAATCTCTCAAACGCCGGGTATTACCTTAGATGGTCTAGATGACATTAACCCAAGCATAGACGCTCTGCCTGCCTCTTTAGATTCTCGTCTATGGGTAGGTGGTAAGTTTGACCTTGCGGGTGGTCGTGGGGCCAAAATCATCACATTTACGGGGCCGGCCTCTACAGCGACGGTAAACACGGGAGACCTAGAGATAGAGGCTCGATTCTCTAACCTAAACCTTGTAAGACCTATTATTGATGACGGCACGGCGAATGTCGCTATCTCTAGTCGCGCAAAACTATCTGATGCCGTGTCTTTTGGCTCTTACAATGTTCCTTCTTCTGAGGATCGGGTAAGTCTTAGGGGAATGGGCAGATACCACAGACTGTCCTTTCAACCCACGGGATCTTGGTCAACTATGATCGGTGCTGATATTGAAATGCAACCACAAGGTAAACGATAATGTTTAGACGACTTCCACCTCAAGGAGCAGACCAGCGAGGCGTTGCGGAGATTGTTAATAACATTATGGATGGCAAGACCAACAATACCGGGTTTTTTGAGTTGGATACTGACAACATGCCGTTAACAGTAGACGATGCTAGGTGCGGTGGCGATTCCGTCATATTGTTAAGCCCAACAAATAGCCGAGCTTGCCAGATTATTAACCATGTGTTTATTTCCTCGGTTTCTAAAAGTGCTTTTGAGTTAGGTTTAAGAAGCGGGTCTTCTGGTAGCGGGATTGCTACTTTTAGTTATGTAATTGTCGGATGAGATACATACAGCCTAACGAGTTGCGGGACTGGTGGTCTTTTGTAAGACCGGGGTTAGAGAAGATAAAAACCAAGTCTACGGAACCGTGGATACCAGAGGATGTATACGCAGATTGTTATTCACAAAGGTCGTTGCTTTGGGTATTATTCAGTAATGACAGACCGACTTCTTTTGTGGTATTGCAGCCCGCAGGAAACTTTCTTCATGTTTGGTGCGCGTATGCCTACGAAGATGACTGTTTAGAGACCGGGTGGGAAAAGTTAAAAGAGGTAGCAAAGCAGTTTGGTTGGACAAAGATTTCGTTTGATTCTGACCGTAGGGGCTGGGATAAGGTTGCTGGAAGGCTTGGGTTTAAGCCTCGCAGATGGGTAGCTGAGATATGAACATTTCGCTGATTCCTGCGGGTTTGTTGCATGAAGTGTGGCCCAAGATTGAGCGTTATGTAGACGGTGCGGCAAAGTATACATTTGGTAGGTTTAATACCGAGGACATAAAAAAGGATTTGTTAGAGAAAGACCAGCAGTTGTGGATAGCTTTTGATGACAAAGGAATTTACGGTTTTGTTGTAACTGAAGTAATTGTTTATCCGAGAACTAAGTCTTTGGCAATGCACTTTACTGGCGGCGAAAGACTTACCAAATGGAAAGACAAGATGCTAAAAGTTTTACAAAAGTTTGCTTCAGATTGCGGGTGCGATATTATCGAATCGCATGGCAGAAAAGGCTGGGAACACATTTTTAAAGACGATGGGTTTAAGTGGAGGTTCATGTTTTATGAGCTTCCCGTGAAAAAGGAATAACTATGCGTTACGATCATTTGTCAATGCTTCCCGAGCAGGCTTTTCAGCCGCGTGGTGGATTTGGAATGACACTAGAGGGCGGCGGCAAGGGCGGAGGCGGTGGATCCAAGCCCCCCGCAAATACCACAACCACTCAGCTAATGGATCCTGCGGTTGCGCCTTATGTAACCTACGGTCTTTCGGAAGCGCAGCGTGTTTATTCTCAACCCGGCCCCGGATACTTCCCCGGACAAACCTATGTTGGCCCGTCAGGTTCTACGCAAGCCGCTTTACAAGCAGCGCAAACTCGTGCGCTACAGGGTAATCCCTTAATTCCTGCTGCGCAGCAACAAACCTTAGCAAATATCCAAGGCGCTTATTTGGGTGGAAATCCTTTCTTTCAAGGAGCGTTTGATCCTGCTGCTAGGGCCGCACAGCAGTCGTTTTATGACGCAATGGGTGGAATTGGGTCTACCTTTAGTGCGGCTGGTCGGTACGGTTCTGGCGCGATGGGCGATGTTCAAGATCGTGCTGTGGGACAGTTTGCACAGTCGCTTACAGATACCGCAGGGAAATTAGCTTATCAGAACTACGATGCCGAAAGAACGCGTCAGATGGCTGCTATGGCGGGCGCTCCTGAAATGGCTGGCGCGGACTATGCCGACATTCAGAGACTTCTCACCACGGGTCAGGCTCAAGAGGGCTATCAGCAAATGGCTCTACAAGATGCAATTAACCGATTTAACTACGAGCAAAACCTGCCGTCACTTAAACTTCAGCAGTATCTGTCTGCGGCTTATGGTTCTCCGATGGGTGGCATTACTACCCAATCTATTCCGCAAGCCCCTATGTACACCAACACAGGCGCTAATGTTTTAGGTGGTGCGCTAGGTGGTTATGCGTTAGGCGGAACTACAGGAGCTGTTGGCGGTGGTCTTTTAGGAGCGTTTCTATAATGGCTGATCCAATTACCCTTGCGATTACAGGCGCTGTTGCTGGCGCTGCGTTAAACAAAAAAGACCCGCTAAAAGGCGCTCTTATTGGGGGTACTTTGGGTTATGGCGGCGGTATGGCTTTAGGCCCGGCTGTAGGAGCTTCTGCGCCCGGTGTAGCAGGATCGGCGGGTACGGCAGGCGGGATT